GGCTGCCGCTGCCTTCTGGCTGGATGCTGCGGCGCCGGCACTCCCGGACGCGCTGGACGCACTGGATGCTGCTGCGCTCTGGCTGCTTGCCGCTGCCTTCTGGCTGGATGCTGCGGCGCTGGCACTGTTGGCAGCCGCGCTCTGGCTTCTGGATGCTGCATTGGCACTGTTAGCAGCGGCGCTCTGGCTGGAGGCTGCCGCCCTCTGACTGGATGCTGCAGCGCTGGCGCTGTTGGTTGCCTTCTCTTCCAGTGCGTTGATCCGCGCCTGCGCCGCCTTCAGCAGCTGATCTGTGGGGATCCGGGTCACGCCGTCCGACATGACGCCGCACAGGCTCTCGTCCAGCCGGGTGTCCGTGATGTTGCCTGCTGTGATCGCTGTGGAGCCCGCCGGGCGGGTGATCTGGGCAAGGCACAGATCGTACAGCAGATTGGTGCGGGAGATCGCCGGGGCAGTAGGTGTGCTGGCAGGCGTGCCCTCCAGCACCAGCAGATACGACTTACGGGCGGCTGCATCGTAGCGCAGCACCACGCGATCAATGCGCGGGCGCTGTGCATCTGCCAGCGGTAGCGTCAGGGTATCGGGCTCCTGCTTGATGATGCTATAGCCCACATACTTCGCCGGGTGTACCCATGCCCGGCCTCCGCTCACCTTTACCGTGTAGCCGCCTCCGGGGGTGACCGTGTAATCCTCTTCGGCACTGTATACGCCGGAGGTCCGTGCGGAGTTGTACCCGGCTGCGTCCGCAGCATCGTAGGTAATGCCGTCCAGCGGGTAGGTTGTAACAATGGCGCTCAAATAAACACCTCCTAGATCTTCTGCCAGACCGGCGTACCCCAGCGCACCGTGCGCGTGGTACCGTCAGCTTGGCTCTGCGTGATAATGTTCGCAGCCCGGACTGTTGCCTTATAGCCGAGCTCCGGGAGCGAGCAGATGGCCACATCTCCGGGCTGCAGGCCATCATCTTCCACATTGACCTCAATGCTGCCTGTCCGGGTCTGATCCAGCAGCTTGTTAAGGCCGCGTGCCATCAGGCGCTCCAGATAGGCAGTGCTTTTGCTGGTTTCGCCGTTCGTTTCATCCGGTTGGAGGTCTCGGGCATCCACATAGAGCTCCCGCCGCTCTGATCCAGCGGCATCCGTCAGACCTACCGTTACGGTAGCCCGCTCCGCGCCCTCTCCAGAGCCCTGTACAACAGCTACGTTTGCGTAGTTGCTATCGCCAAAAGCCCAGCTGGTATTGGTCAGGTTGCCCCACTTACTGGAGAAGCGGTTGTTCGGATCCTGTGTAGGCCGGAACACCTCAAACTGCAGGTACTTGTCTGCGTTCTTGCCCTGTACAGTGATACGAAAGCCAAGATCACAGGCAGCCCCCAGCGTGGCGCAGTAGTCGAATACGCTGCCGCCGGAGGTCTGCTGCTCGTACTTGGTATCAAAGCCGTACAGCGGCCCCAGACGGAGCCGCGGCCACGGTGCCATATCAGATACTAAGCGGCGCATGGCAACCTCTGCGGTCTCGTTCTTGACGATGGCGGTGCTCACCCGCTTGGTGAGGATCCATGTAGCCGGGAATCCTGTGCAGACAATGTTGGCGTCCTCGTTAGCGTTTGACCGGTAACAGATCCGCATGGGCACCTGCCGGTCACTGCGCTTGATCCAGCGCCCTTCCTGCAGCAGGATCAGGTTTTCCGCTGTGGGGCGAACCTCCAGCGTGAACTCGCCCTCCGTGTTGTATGGCTCGTCCCAGTACAGGCTGACCCACACATCTACGCTGCCGACACGCACCAGAGTGTCCGCGTCCAGCACGTCAAGTCGCATCAGTCATCACCTCCGGGATAATGCCGGTGTACATCGGGTAGAAGCTGATCGTAGCCTGCAGCGCATCCGCGCCGGAATCGGCTTCGGCTTTGAGCAGGTTGTCCCCGGCGGGCAGCTCTGTCAGGGTGCTGTCCTCGTCCAGATAGGCAAAGAGGTTGCTTTCCTCGCCCGCCCGGGTGCGCTTTACCGCCAGTCGGTCGGTGGTAGTCCGGTAGAACTCCACCGTATCGCCCGGCTCCAGATCAAAGCCCACCAGCCCGATAAAGTCCCCCCGCAGCACGTCTATTACCCGCGGATTCTGCACCGGCGCCGTGCACCGCAGGGTCGCGGTAAAGGGCACCGACAGGCTGCCGGGGTTCTGCACGTTCACAAAGGTAGCTTCGTTCTTGGCGCTGTACCGGTGGGTATGGTAGTTGACCGGGAACTTGAACCCCGGGGTGAAGCCGCCCAGCGTGTAACTCTGCGCCGTTAGGCCGTACCAGAAGGGCTTTTCGCAGTACAGCATGATATCCAGCTGCGGGAAGGGCTCGATCTGCTTTGTGTAGGGCGTTTTGGAGAGGACGAAGCGGCAGAACCACTTGTCCCCGAAATATAGCGTCCCGCGGGTAAAGTAGGGCAGGGCGTTCAGCCACAGGATGGAATCTGCCTCGCCGTGGCTGCTCCAGAAGTCAATGATCAACTCCCGGTACACGCCTGCAACACTCTGTTGCTCCACAGTAGAACCGGTCTGATTGACGCCCTGCGCCAGCTTCAGATCCACAGAGACGCCGTTCAGCGGGTCGAAAGAATAGGGTGCCCCATAATCCCAGCCCGCGTGCAACGTCACGCCCGCGTCTGTAATGAGCATCAGATGGTCTTTGCGCATGGGTCATTCCCTTCTTTCATCGTTTCTTTGCCTTGGCGTGATCCGCTTCCCAACGGGTTTCACGGGCAAGGTCAGCCGCCGTCTGCGCCTTGGAGTAGATATACTGGTTGACCGTGGTATCTCCCTCCCAGTGGTAGTTGCCGGCGGCTGCGGCCACCTGCGCGGTGCCGGAGGCAGCCACGCGGTTGCTGACCTTCATGTTGTCGGACAGCACCAGCGCGTTAGCCTGCCGGACCATCTCGGCCAGCTTTTTGTTGGCCTCTACCAGTGCCGCCGTGTTATCCTCGATCACCTTGTCATGATCGGTGTCCGGCTTGGGCACAGGATTGGTGGAGCCAGAAGAACCGGAGGAACCGCCGGTGCCGGAGGATCCAGAGGAGCTGCTGTACTGCCGCTTCAGCTCGGCCAGTTGTTTCTCGTAGTCAGCCTTCAGGGTGGCCAGCTTACGGTCGTACTCGGCATCTTTGACAGTGCTGTTGTGGTTCAACTCCTGCAGCTTCCGGTTGTAATCCTGCTCTAACTCACTGAGCTTAGCGCTCAGGCTGTCAGAAGAATTATTCTTTTCGGTCAGCTGCTTCTTCAGAGCTGCCAGCTGCTTCTCATAGTCGGCCTTCAGATCTGCCAGACGGCGCTCATATTCAGCGCTCTGGGCTTCACCCTTGTTGGTGTAGGTGTTCTTCAGCTCCTGCAGCTTCTGGTTATAACTCTTTTCCAGATCGCTGATCTTGTTGGCAAGCTCATCCGAGTTGGACGGGCTGGAGCCGGAGGAGCTGCTGCCGGAGCTGGTGTTGTCCTTCTTGGGCTGGTACTTGGCGATCAGCTCTGCAAGAGACTTCTGGTACTCTACGCCCAGCAGCTGCTTTTCCAGATCCGACATCTGGATGACGTTCTGGGCTTCGTTGATCTGCTTTTCCAGTTCTGCCAGCCGGGCTGCATCGGTAGTAGTTTTCTTTTCCAGCTGCGCAGATGCAAGCTTGTACCGGGCATCCAGCACCTTCTTTTCGAGGTCTGCCAGATCCTGCTCATAGCCCGCGGCCAGAACCTTCTTTTCGGCCTCCAGCATCCCGGGGTCATCCTTGGTCAGCTTTGCCTTCTCCAGTTCTGCCAGCTTCTTATTGTACTTTGCATCCAGCTGCTTCTTTTCAGCCGTACCGGACTGCTTTGCGTACTGGGCATCCAGCTGAGCCTGCGCCTTCGCCCTTTCGGCCTCGGCCTTCTCAGCAGCTTTCCGCTCTTCTCGTTCCTTGCGTATCTTATCGGCATAGTCAAAGGCAATATTGGATACGGGATCAATATGACCGTCCCAGAGCCATGCAACAGCGTTGTAGACCTTGATCAGACCATTGATAATGTTGACAAAGCCTTGCAGATAAGAGCCATAAACACGCAGCAGGCCCTCAAAAATGTAGGACATGAAGTCCCCGATACCGCCCCAGATGGACTTGACACTGCTGGATGCGTCCCGGTTGGTGGTGATAAAGCTGCCCAGAGCGCCCACCAGCATACCGATCAGGGAGATCACCAGCAGGATGGGGTTTGCATCCATGGCGATGTTCAGCCCGGTCTGTGCGCCGGTAGCCGCAGTAGCCGCTGGCACGAATTGCCCGATAAACCCTGCCGCCAGACTTGCAAGGTTTTTGAACACACCGGACAGCGAGCCGGACAGCTTGCCAAGCGCATCCATGGCAAAGGTCTGGATCTGGGTGCGCTGCTCCTGTGTGCAGGCATTCCAGAAGTAGGCGGCAGACCATGTAGCGATGCTTTCCAGATCGCCGTCCTTGATCGCCTTGAACAGCGTTTGAATGCTGCCCACGACATCGCTCTGGATCGATTTGTTGATCTGCTCCCAGCTGGAGTTTAGCTTTTCGGTAAACTGGTAGGTCAGCAGCTCTGCTGCGCTGGAGAACTGCGGTCCGGCGTCCTCGATGGTCTTGCTGACGGTCTTTGTACCGTCAGCGGCGATGGTGGTCACAGTCTTGACCGTGCGCTCTACGCCGTCAATGATCTCAGTGCCGGTGGAGGTGATGGTCTGCTTCTGCTGGGTGGTACCGTCCTTCAGGGTCTCAGTCACGCTCTGAGTGACCGTTTCAATGCCGTCCGCGAGGGTTGTTGCAGTGTTGGTGACAGAAGCCACCACCTGCGCTGCGGCATCCTTAGCCAGTTCTCCGTTGGTGGTCAAGCCCTGTGCAAGACCCTTGCAGATGTTCATGCCGATCTCGTCAAAAACCTTAGAAGGCGAGTGGATGCCCAGCAGACCCTTGACGGAATCCACCATGCCCGCTACCTTGGACTTGACGCCGGACACAAGGCCATCCCATGCACCGATGATACCGTTCTTGATACCCAAGACGATGTTGGTACCGATGTTGCCCCATTCGGTGTAGCTGCCATCCCAGACGCCCACGATCTTGGCAACGCAGGCAATGGCGGCTTCTCCAAGGTTTGCGATGCCGAGCAGGATGCCATTCACGATGGCCTGCAGCAGCGATGCGCCGCACTGGAGCAGGTCCGGCAGATGCGAGATCAGTGCCGCGGCGAACTTCGCCAGCAGCTGTGCGGCCGCGGTGATCAGAGCAGGCAGGTTGTTCTGGATGCCCGTGATCAGGTTCTTCAGAATCTTGATACCGGCGTCAAAAAGATCGTCTGCATGATTGCCCAGATACTGGGTCAGCTTGATGATGATGCCGGTGGCGGCGCTCATGACCATCGGGATCTTCTGCGTGATGCCGTTCACCAGACTGCCCATGATGGTCACAGCAGCATCCAGCATGGCAGCAGGACCGTCCTGCGACAGAATGGCGGTCAGGGTGGAGATCGTCTCTGTTGCTCCCTGCGCCAGCACCTTCAGCGCAGGCTCCATCTTGTCGTAGATCGCCAGCTGCAAGCCTTCCAGCGCGGACTGCATGATGGTGACAGCGCCCTGCAGGTTGTCCAGCTGGGTGTCTGCCATCTGACCCATAGCGCCACCGGCGTTGTCGATCTGGGTGGCCAGAGTTTCCCACTGCTCACCCTGCGCTGCCAGCAAACCGTTTACGGCTGCGAGGTCGGTCTTGTTAAACAGCTGGTTGATAACGCTGTCTTTGCCGCCCTGCGTCATGCCAGACATAGAGGTGTTCAGGTCGGTAAGGATATCGTCCAGCTGGCGCATATTGCCTTGGGTATCGTAGACCTCCAGCCCCAGCTGTTCCATAACCTCCCGGGCGTCCTTAGTGGGAGACTGCAGCGACAGAATGATATTGCGCAGGTGGGTGCCGCCTTCGGCGCCCTTAATGCCCACGTTGGCCAGCAGACCGAGGGCGGTTGTCAGCTCTGTGGTACCACCCTTCAGGTTTGCGGCGGTGCCGCCCACGGTCAGGATCGCTTCACCCAGCTGGGAAACGTTGGCGTTTGCCTTACTGGCAGCCATGGCGAGTTTGTTACCAAACTCATCCACATTCTGCTTGTTGGCCTCGATATTCAGCGAGGCCATGGCATCGGTGACCAGATCGGACGCATAGGCCAGATCCATGCCGCCTGCAGCCGCAAGGCTCAGGACGCTGGGCAAGACCTCGGCAGCCTTGTCTGCATCATAGCCCGCCAGCGCCAGATAATTCAGCGCGTCTGCTGCCTGTGTAGCTGTGAACGCGGTAGTCCGGCCCATCTCCTTGGCGGTGTCGGTCAGATTCTGGATCTGATCGATACTGGTGCCCATCGTAGCCGCCACCTGAGACATGGACGCGTCAAAACTCATGCCCACGCCGACAGAGGCCTGCGCAAGGCCCGCCAGCTTGCCGGTGGCCGTTTTGACGAGATCCGCGATCAGAGTGCCGGCGGCCACCGTCATGCTGCTGAGCCCCTTGTTAAAGCCACCAGCATCCAGTTTGGTGTCGCCAGTTATCGTATAGTCTGCCAATGTGTCCACCTCTCTTGAAAAGAGCGCGGGCACAAAGGCACAGGCTGCTTAGATTTTAATCTCTACTTCCCGGCGGCAGGCCGGGTTTTTGCATTTGACCCACACGCCCCTTGCAGTGGCTTCAGCAGCTGCCCAGACCGGCAGCGCCTTGCCACAGAAGGGGCAGGGTACGGGGCTGCGCGTATCACTCCCCGGTGTGCTGGAAACGGGCAAGGAATGCGGCGTCATGGTCTGCAACGGTTGCAATGCGTCTACCTCCCTTCACCTCTGCCGGCAGCGCGTAGGCACCCCGCAGCAGCTCATACCGCTGCCGTTCCTCGCTCTGCATCCCGGACAGATCCGCGGTACGCCAGCACATGATCTTGTGCATCAGCGTGTCCTCCGGCAGGCTCAAAAACAGCGCCCGGAATCTCCACCAGTGCATGGTAGAGGTGGTCAGGTCAATGCCGTAGGTCTGCTGAAACGCCGCCACGATATAGGGCGCATCGGACGCATAGTCAAAGGCGATTTCATGGCTGCCGGCAGAAGAGGATACACTGCGCCGGGCTTCTGGTGTAGCTGCTTCGCCTCCAACATAGAAGCGGAGCATCGACTGGAAAGCCTCCCCGGACTGTGGTTGGTGGATGTCCTCCCGGAAAAAGCGGTGAAACGCCTCTTGCGAGAACAGATACGGATCCTTGTCAGGGGCTCCCCGCAGATACTGGTTTGCCAGCCATACCATAGGCCGAAAGTCAGAGTTGATTTTGCGCCCCTCCCATTCGCCTTCACAGAGAGGGGTCAGCAGAAGATCAGCCATTTTCCAGCGCAGCCAGCTCTGCCAGCAGCTGCTTGCGGCGCTCGGCCTTGTCCGGCTGTGCTGCCGGATAGCTCACGGGCGGCTTGTGCTTATTATGCTTGCGCTCGGCACGGCGCTGTGCACGGTTGCCCTGCGGCGCCAGCGGTACGGTGACAGCAGCCTTTGCCGCGGCCTTCTCGGCCTCGATAGCGGCTTTGAACTCGGTTGCAACCTGCGTGCACTTGCCCAGATCGCTGCCGGTCAAGCCAAGACGCTGCGATGCGCCATCGCCCAGCACCGCGTCAAAGTAGTCCATCAGCACACGGCACTGGCTGCGCAGAATGTCCGAATAACTTGCGTTCTCCTGCTCCAGCCGCTTTGCTTCAGCCTTGGCACGGCTGATCTGCTGCTTGGATGCAGCTTCCATGCGGTCAATATCGTCCGCGTTCAGCGCGGAAAACTCAAACTCCAGATTGCAGATGATCATGTGATATTTACCTCCTATAAAAAGAGCCCCCGCCAGCGGGTGACGAGGGCTGATGTGTGAAGTTAGGCGGGGGTGTAGGTATACTCCGTAGGAGTGCCGATACCCTTGAAATCGCAGGCAAAGGTGGCGTTTGCACCCGCGGCGCCGCCCTTGTCCGAGGTCAGGATCAGTGCGCCGGTACCCTTCTCACCCTTGCCAGTGCGCAGAGAGAAGTAAATGTACGGCACAACGACAGACTGGCCACTGCCGAAAGCGATCTTGTGAGAGAGCAGGAAGTCCTGAAACTCGTCTCCCACACAGCGGTCACCGTTGATGGTGAGGGTGCGCTGGGTGGCACCCTTGGTAGTACCGGTGCCGGATCGGATGTAGGTGCTGTCGCTGGTGGATACGTTCAGGGCACCGCTGTGCTCCTTAACGTGATCGGCACAGACGATCCAAGTGCCTTCAGCGGTCTGCTTGGTGGCGTCCGTCTGGACGGCAAACACAAAGTCGTCTGCGGTCTCAATGCCCTTGTAGGCTGCGCTCGGCTCAATGCCAAAAAGTTCTTTGGCCTTTGCCGCTGCTTCGGTAACAGTCATGTGTTATCTCCCTTCCTGATAATACTGAAGTTGGAGTTGAATTTGAAAACGGCAGGTGTTTGAATCCTGCGATAAGATATACCCCGGAGAGAGGCAGACCACCTTCTCAGCGCGTCTGCCGTCCCCCAGAACAGGGAGTTTGCGTGCACGGGACTGGACCTCTACCCACTCCGCAAAGTCCTCCCAGAAGGAGGAGTTTGCCGCTTGCTGCACCTGATCCTCGGAATAGCTCATGCGGGATGCCAGTATATAATTCTTGGCCCGGCTGCTGCCTCCGAAATACTGTGCAAGCAGTGGTGCAGAGGGGGTGCTTTCCAGTGAAAACGGCACCATGTCCGGCTCACCGGTTCCGAGGTAATCAATCCCCAGAACCACATCACCGTTGTTCAGTGTAGTTATAAGCGGACAGGTTGCGAGCCAGTCCAGCATGGCCTTTACGTCTGCGGTTTTCTGGCTCACTTCAGATCCTCCTGTGCGCGTGCTTTGACAAACGAGATGAACTCTGTACAGTGATCGTTGATACAGCGCTCACCCCAGTGAGGGCCGCGGCCATCCTCACGGACGCCGCGCCCCAGTGGCAGGCGGTAGTACTGGGCACCCGCATAAGGGGTGACGTGCATGATCTCGCCGCTGCCCAGCACCGTGTGTGTTTTGGCGCTGTTAGCCAGCGCACCGGTGCGCAGCGGCACATAGGGCGTTACCAGCCGGATGAACTCCGCATCTGTTTCCTTCTGCAGCTGTTCAAAGCCGGCGGTGAAACGCCCGCTCAGGTCTGCCGCCCAGCGGATCCCCAGCCGGATCTTGCCATTCTGCCCCAGATCCACATCCCGGGGCTGGTTTATGGTGAGCAGCGGGTTTGCCATCAGCTCACCTCCACACACCAGTGGGGCACACGCCCATCGCGGTTGTCGTGAATGCTGGTCACTGTAGCGGTGCGACCGCTGGGCAGCTGCACCTTATCTGCCAGCGACAGCGTCCAGTAATCGCTGCGCCGGGACGGGTCGATTGCCTTGAAGGCAGACGCGGGCAGGAAGCACCGGCCCGCGTCCATGGCGGCCTTCGGCCGATCCGCAGGTGCTGCAGTAGAGTAGCCCGGGAAGATGCAGATCACCGTTGCATCCCGGCGGGAAAATCCGGGGGTATCGACCTGCGCGCTTTGGACTTCCGCGCAGCTGACCTTTGACAACTGAAAGGTGTAGCTGGTGTCAGAAGTCCCGGCGCGGACATGGTGGATAAAATTGACGCTCTTGGTAGCCAGAAGAGGCTTGCCCACGAAAAACACCTCCTCAGCGTCTGC